GGGGCGAGCATCGCAAAGCTGGCGGCCATGCAGGAGGAATTTAAGGAATTGAAGCTGCGGGCCGCGTCGCTGCACACAGCCGCAGAGGGCAGCGACGGCAAGGAACCCGACAAAAACACAAAAAAAGGAGTGAAAAGCAACATGAACAAGAGAGCGATGGAGCAGATGCAGACCAAGTTCCCCAACCACAAGGTGCTCTCCATGAGCGAGGACGGGCTGAACGTGGCACTGCTGGACGCTTCCGGCAATCTTTTCGGCTACACCTTTAACGCTGACGACAACGGAGAGGTGATCGCCAGCAAGATCATGCCCTGCGCAGCGCACATCGTGCTGAGCGTGGGAGAGGTGGAGCTGAACGCCGATGTGGCGGACGTGGTGGACTACGCCGTGGCCTCCGTGAAGGAGACCGACGGCGATGTGAAGAGCCTGAACGCCAAGCTGGAAGCCGCCAATGCGCAGATCAGCGCCATGCAGGAGGCGGAGAGCAAGCGCCGGCTGAGTGCCTGCAAGGCTTCCGCCAAGGCAACGCTGGACGCCTTCAACGCCAACCGCGAGGAAAAGGTGGCGGAGGACGCCATCAAGGCGGTGAACGAGAACATCGAGGCCGGACTGTACGCCAACAGCTGCGACAAGGACGGTGCGTGGCTGGGCGAGAAGCTGGTGCGCGAGGCGGTGCTGGCCGTGTGCGGCGAGGCCGTGATGGAGAGCGACAAGCGCAGCGCACAGAAGCGCAAGACCACCTATGCCTGGGAGCACTTCGCCGGCAACAGCGGCGAGGGAAGCGAGGGTGTGGACGCTCTGCTGAACAAGTGGGGCATCGACGCCGGCAAGTAAAACGAAAAGGAGAGTGAACAAACATGGCATACATTGAGAAAACCGCGTTTGAGCCGCGGATCACCAACAACGAGTTCAACGAACTGTGCAACATCACGGGACGCTATCAGGTGTCCGATGCGGATGCGGACTGCTCCGCGGGTCTGCTGGTGGTGCGCGGCGAGCAGCTGCCCTGTGCGGGCTTCAAGGGCGTTAAGAACGAGAACGCCTTTTACATGAACGCTGCGGGTGCTGCCGCCAACGCCGACACCGGCGTGTACGCCTGCAACACCTACGAGTGGCCCATGCTGGGCGGACGCAACGGCAACAACTACGCCGTGGGCACCGCTACGCTGGGGCTGGGCGTTCCTGCGGGCCGGGACGGCACCTTCACCGAGATCGTGTTTGACGGCAAGCACGCCTACCGCTTCGGCGAGGGCAACGTGAACGGCGCTATCGGCGAGAACACCATCTTCACCATCGCCAACGGCCTGCTGGTGCCCGCCGCTGCCGCCCCCACTGCTACCGGCGCCATCTACTTCAAGCTGAAGGGCACCGGCAACTTCACCGAGGGCGCCGGGCAGAGCTTCGTGTACTACGACGTGTGGGCCTGCAAGGTCAGCACCGTGACCGCGTGACAAGAGAGGAGAGTGAGTAAGAAATGGCAAAGCTGAACCTGAACAGCGTTTCCAACGAGGTTTTCGCCATCAACGGAAACGACCAGCGCGAGGACATCGTGGCCAAGGGCCGCGTGCTGTTTTATGAACACGCCCTGAAGGGCAAGATGGCCGTTCTGAGCGCCAAAGGACAGAACACCACCGTGCAGCGCACCATGAACGACCGGGGCTACAAGCAGCTGAACGAGCAGTTCCAGCGGGAGAGCCTGCTGTACGCCGCCAAGCTGGCCTGCGCAAGCACCGGCAAGAAGGCCCCCGAGAGCTGGGAGGAGTTCAAGCGCAATGGCGGTGAGTATTACGGCAACGCCCGGTTCTACGCCGTGCTGCAGGGCATCTGGCAGGAGGTCATCATCCCCATTCTGCCTGCCGTGTACTCCGAGGCGCTGAGCGACTTCGCCGAGACCGTGGAGATCGAGCTGGGCCAGACCTACGCCGTGAGCATCGGCAGCAACGACATCCCCGTTTTCCAGGACTCCAGCTGGGGCGCCAGCCGCAGCGTGCCGCGTAACCGCTTCTATTCCCGCGATTACACGCTGAACCCCACCCCCAAAAGCTGCTGGATCACTTCCAAGTGGATGCAGCTGGTGGGCACGAACATGGACTTCGGCGTTTTCTTCGCCAACATGGTGGCGGGTCTGTACGCCAAGACCATGGGTATGTGGAACGAGGCCATGAACACCGCCACGGAGGACACCAGCCTGATCCCCACCAACCTGAACTTCACCTTCAACAACCAGAACTGGGTGAAGGGCGCCAACAAGATCGCCGCGCTGAACAACACCACCATCTCCGACGTGTTTGCCACCGGCGGCACCGTGGCCCTGAGCAAGGTGCTGCCCAACACCGTGACCGGCTCCACCAACGTGAACATGGATGCCGCTATCGCCACGCTGCTGGGCGCCGACTACACCAAGGCCGGCTACCTGGGCCAGTTCATGGCGGTGCGCCTGATGCCCATGCGGGACGTTATCATCCCCGGCACCCAGAACACCACCGTGGAGACCATGCTCAGCGAGAACGACATCTGGATGCTGGCCGGCAACGGCAGAAAGCCGCTGACCATCGGCTACACCAGCGGTACGCCCATCTCTATTGAGATGGATCCCACCCGCACCGGGGATTTCGAGATCGGCCTGAACCTGACCATCGCTCTGGACTCTGTGGCCACGTTCGCGTCCAAGATCGCGCACTTCACCGTGTAATGGAAACCACACAGGGGAAGGGGCGAAAGCCCCTCCCCGGATATGCGGATTTAGTTTAACCGGGAAAACGGCGGTCTCCAAAACCGCAGTTCGGGGTTCGAGTCCTCGCGTCCGTGCCAAAAGCGGTGGACACTACCGTTGGGCAATGGCATAGCGCCGCTCTGAAAGTGTGTTAGCATTGGCGCTTTATCCGTGCATTGAGCGCCTAAAAGTAACACGGTTGCCGGTAAACGTGCCGCCCGTCCGGCGTAAAAGGCGGTTTGGAAAACAATTCCCGCGAGCCGAAAGGCACAGGGAGTTTATAGGGGCGAAAGCCCCATACGGAAATGTAGCTCAGTTGGCAGAGCATCTGACTGTTAATCAGAGGGGCGCAGGTTCAAGCCCTGCCGTTTCCGCCATAAGGCTGTGCGGCGAAGCCGCGGGTATGCAATGCGCCGACGTGTAAACGGGGCAGCGGTGGGAGCCTTGACGCATTGCGGCAGATAGAAACAGACCATGAAATGAATCTGAAAGGAGCAGAAAGCATGGGTAAGCAGAAGAAAAACGGGAACAGACTGGCCGCGCAGATCGCGGCGGAGGAGAGCGAGGACGACCAGGTGATGCTGGCGCCCCAGCAGAGCGCGGAAGCACCGGACGAGAACAGCGCCGTGAACGCGGCGGCACAGGAGGTTACGCAGGACACCGTTGATGCCACGGAAACGCCTGCCGCGCCGGTTACGTACACCGCCGAGCAGGTGCAGCAGATGATGCAGGAGGCGGCGGCCAAGGCGGTGGCGGAAGCGCTGAAGAACATCCCCCAGCAGGCCGCGCCGCAGATCGTGCAGGTGAGCACCAGCGCGGAGCAGGTGCACTTCCTGTGGATGGCGCCGGTGGCGGACGACAACGTGGTGCAGTTCGGTGACGGCGGAATGTACGGCAACATCGTGGGCAAGACGGGAAGCTTTTACGTGCCGAAGCCGGACCTGAGCCGCATATTGACGGAGATGAACCGCCGGTTCATGGCGCAGCGGTGGCTGCTGGTGGTAAGCGGACTGACGGACGAGGAGCGCGAGGCGCTGGGCGTGAACTACAAGCCGGGTGAGGTACTGGACAAGAGAGCCTTTGCCAAGCTGGTGGAGCTGGGGGACGAGCTGCTGAACATCTACCCGGCACTGTGCGAGGGACACAAGGTGATGGCGGCGCAGATGTACGCCGACGCCTACCGACAGGGCAGCAGGTATGTGACGCGGGAGCGCACGGTGAAGCTGAACGCGCTGAGCAAGCGCAAGGGGCACGAGAAGGGCGACTTCATCACCATTATCGAGGACATGAACGAGAAGGACACCAAGTAAGAAGAAAAGTCCTTGAGCATATAAGCGGAAGGAGGGAACGGCCATGATGCAGGGCGACGCCTATTCGCTGCCCATCGTGCTGCGGCAGGGGGAACTGCTGATAACGCCGGAGATGGTGCTGCGGCTGGAGATCACCATAGGGAACCTGACGAGGACGTACCCCGGCGTGGTGCGCTACGACGAGGAGAACGGACAGTGGCTATTCCCGCTGACGCAGGAGCAGACCTTCGCCTTTAAGGCCGGGAGGACGCCTCCGGTACAGGCGAGGATAAAATTCAACGACGAGAGCGTGGTGGGGGCGAAGGGCAAGACCATATACGTCTCCGCAAGCCGGTCCAAAGGGGTGATGTAAATGGCGCTGCAGCAGTTCGCGGAGGAACAGAAGAAGAACGCCAACGTCAGCACCGCCCCGGTGGGGCAGCCCGTGGTGGAGATAGAGATACGGGATGTAGTGATACAGACCGGGGGAGAGATCATCCCCACCTACGAGGGCGAATATGAGGTAACACCACAGGTGGACAAGCCTGTTGTGCTGCATACAAAAGCCAAACGCATGAACGACGACGTGACGGTGAAGAAAATACCCCAGTACGAAGTCAGCAATGCCGCCGGCGGAAAAACTCTAACGATAGGAGATGTGGAGTATGGCTAATCAGTACATCAACAAAGTAATTCTGAACGGACAGGTAAAAATCGATCTGACCGCCGACAGCGTGGTGCCTGCCAAACTGCTCAAGGGCATTACTGCCCACGACAAGACGGGCGCGACCATCACGGGTACGTGTACCTTTGATGCGGATACCTCCGGCGCTACCGCGTCCGCTGCGGAGATCCTGCTGGGCAAGACCGCATTTGTGAAGGGCGCGGAGATCACCGGTACGATGCCCAACAACGGCGCTGTGGCGGGCAACATCACCACCAAGGCGCAGGTGTATACCGTGCCTCTGGGCTTCCACGACGGAAGCGGCACCGTGCAGATCGCCGAGGCGGAGCAGGCCAAGCTCATCGCCACCAACATCCGCGAGGGTGTGACTATCCTTGGCGTGGAGGGCACCATGTCCGGCAGCGAGGACATGAAGGCACAGGCCAAGACTGTGACCCCCACCTTTGCCAGCCAGGAGGTCCTGCCCGACGAGGGGTTCAACTGCCTGTCCAGCGTGACGGTGAACGCTATCCCCGTGAGCGAGACGGACAACGAGGCCGGCGGCGTGACGCTGACCATCGGCGCCTGAGAAGCGGAGGAAACGAGGTAAAAGGGCGATGGCGAAAAACGTAAACAAGGTCGTGGTGGACGGCGCGGTGAAGCTGGACCTGTCAAAGGACAGCGTGACGGCCAACACACTGGCGAAAGGCGCTACCGCCCACGACAAAAGAGGGGCACCCATCGTAGGAACGATGACAACGCCGCAGATCAGTGTGGCGGGCAGCGTGATGACGATAGCCTGACGGAGAGGAACAAAACGCATGGCGAGAGATGTAAAGATCAACGGCGTGACCTATACGGGCGTCTCCGTCGTGCAGGTGCCGCTGGCCGAGGGAGGCGCGGCACGGTTCATGCAAGTCAATGGTGCGCCCGGAGCGCTGGAAAAGTGGAAAGCGGGGCTGAAGATAAACAACTCTACCTACCCGAACATCGGGCAGATGCGCTTCCCACTGGCGGAGGGTGAAGGCTACGCCCTGTACCTGTACGGAAACGGAGACTGGGAGGCGACCTACCGGGTGGCTCCCGGCTCCGTGGTACAGGTGGGAGACTTTGTAAAGATCACGAAAGGGCTATTCCCTTCGGCGACACTGTATCCGTCGGAAAGCCTGTATCCACAGGCGGAAAAGGCGGGACTGATGCCCAGCAGCAATCTGTACCCCGGCAGGAGCACATACCCCAGCAACGCGCCGCTGGTGGAGGGGCTGGGCGGAAATTCGACCGGCGCGGACGGCGTGGCACTGACGGACGGCACGGCGGGAGAACTGATAACGATCTATATTCCGGCATAAGGAGGGGAGAACATGGGGACGAAGTGGAGCGAGGTCATATCGAACCACGCGATGGTGGCCATCGACGACGTGCGCTTGCAGGAGGAGGCAGCCAACGACCCGGCGGCGTTCCTGCGGAGGATGAGCCTGTATATGGTGAACGCCATCCCCCTATTCTCCCTGCCGGTGCAGATGAGAGCGTATCTGAGTGAGGGGCTGGTACAGCCCAGCTACGGCGACTACTACTGGACCAGCAGCGAGGACAGCCTGGTGGGAGAAACGGAAGTGGACACCGGAATGGTGGGCTACGAGCTATTTTCCTGCGCCATTGTGGAGCAGGATGTGACGGGCGGCATGACGGCGGTGCCGTATACCGGGGCGAGCTACAACGCAGAAACAGGCGTGGTGACGTTTCCCGTGCAGGACATGGCGGGAATAAACTACACGCTGGACTTTTACACAGACGGTGAATTTGGTCACGAGCTGACGATGGAGCAGAAGCGGATACTTGGGCTGTGCGTGGCAAGCGTATGGGACGAGCGGTTCTTCCGCAACTGGCTGAACGACCAAATGAAGATAAAGGACGCAAGCTTTGACACGGTGAACGAGGGCACCTATATGAAGGAAGGCGCCGCGAAGCAGGAGAAGAACCGGGCAAGGCTGATGGACGAGATGCACAAGTATGAGCAGGACTGTACGTTCCTGAACACGGTGCGGAGAGGCCGGGGCGGGTACGGACGATACCAGTTCCTGTAAAACGGGGAGGTGACGGGCGATGGCGGACGTAAAGAATAATCTTGGCAATATCGCCGCGATGGCGGAGAGACCGCAGGCACCCACCAACCGCCCCGCACAGTACAACGACCGGCGCAACCCCTACTTTGGAGACCCTACGGCGCGATTCGTGCAGGCATACGGCAAGTACGCCAGCGACTACACCGCGTGCCGGGTGCAGGGGCTGGACAGCGACCCCAACAACTTCTACGAGTGGAGCGAACAGCTGGTACGCTTTGCCGATGCGCGGAAGAAGGGCAACGCCATAGACCGGCCCATAGACAACTATAAGGAAGTCCTGTTTGTAAACCGGCGCATCGAATATGTGCCGGAGGGCGCAAAACTGGAGACAATGGGCTCCACATGGCTGGTGACGAATCCGGCCAACATATCCTCTGCTGTGGGCGGGGGCATCATAAGGCGGTGCAACGCCACATGGAACCATCTGGATTGGTACGGCAACGTGCTGAAGGAACCGATGGTGGTGGAAAACGTGAAGCTGAACGCCAACGCCAACGACTTTCAGGAGACCATGCTCATCATGCAGGGGTACTTCAACATTACCATACAGCGCAACGGCGAAACGGAAAACCTGGATGTGAACAGCCGCCTGATTCTGGGGCGGATGGCGTATCAGATCACCGGCTACGCGGACGTGGCGCAGGAGTTCACCGGGGACGACGAGAGCTGCCGGCTGCTGCGGTTTACGGCGCGGATGACGGAGCCGGATAGGGAGAAGGACGACCTTGTTCGCCGGGTGGCCAACGCCTATCCCTTCACATGGGAGGTGAACGTGAGCGGCAGGGCGGCCATGAGCACGGGAGAAAAGGCGAAGTTTACCGCCGCGTCCCTGCGAAACGGAGAGGCGGCGGACGGAGA